TACCGGGCACCCAAGGATTCAAGCTTTACTTGACCCATCTCCTGAGATACAGGAAAAGCAACTACGGTCTTTATCAAGACTGGCTGCTTTTATCCAATCACACCTCACAGGTATTATTGATGGATTTGGAAAAAGAGAAGCCAAGGACAAGTTTTATAACATTACTCAAAGTTTACTTACTGACGGGCAACTTGATCCTAATGCTGCAGCAGCTATTGCTATAGGTATCTTTGAAACTATTGCTTTTAAAGCTACTAATACTGCCATTACTCCTAGAGATAAAATCTTGGAGAAGTTTGGAGGTGAAACTGTTAACTATTGGGAAGAAGGTTTTAACTTAGCCATTCACAAGATTCAGTACGGCGGCACTGTGCGTAACCAATTCATTGAAGAGTTAGGTTCAGCAATAGTAGATGTTATGGGCCGAAAAGCTCATAAAACAGCACCTAAACAGGTTCAGGAAAATTTACGTAATGAGTTAGGTGCTTACGCTACTGCATACATGAAAAACGCTGGTTTAATTAAAGAAAGCTTCATTCCTATCAAAGATTTAAAGAAATTTGGTTTAGACGGTAATAATAACGAAAGCGATGGGGGCTCTATGAATTTTTATAGACTTGCTGCCGAAACCAAATCTTTAAAGGATAGAAACTTTATTTCACAAATCCAGAATGTGGTACAGGATGTTCGTGGAGCCAAAGGTATTACGGGTAAGCTCTTTGAAGTAGAGAATGCTCGTGAGTGGCCTACAGATACGCCCCCAGAGGACATGTCACGAAGAGTTAAAAAGTCCATCATGGCTGTGCCTAAGAAACTGGCTGAAGGCGGTAATAAGGCTCAGAAACAAGCCTCATTCTTACGTGATGATGCGGTTAATCCTGAGTCAGGCTTCTTACATCTACTTCCTCGTAGAGTTCTTGAAAGTGCTGCAGGCATCGTATCCGAAAAAGGGGTGATAGCCTCTAAGAAAGATGCTGTACACGGTAAGAATCTTGGTTTACGTAATGAGCTGGATAACCTATTTGAATTCATTAACAGTTGGGACGTAAATACCCCTATCTACTTCAAGAGAGAGTTTTGGGTTACTCAACGTATGGGGTTGGTTTCCAACTTACTGAATCCCCTTCTATACAAGACTCATCGTCATGTAATGATGAATGAAGGTGGTGAGTATGAAGTACCTACTAAGTCTAGGACTAAAGAAGCTGCTGCTAAACGTAAAGAGTTTAAGTTAGCAGTGCTTGAAGGTTTAGGCGTCAAAGTAGATAAGAAGTCTCCTGCTAAAGCTCTTAAGCAGTGGAAATCTACCATGGATGCCCCTGAAATTAAGGGTGCATTAGCTGCTATAGAAAAGCTACTTACCGGACAGGAAATGACTGACGCTGATTACACTGCAATAGAAAACGGTGTAGCTAAAGGTGGTGAGAACTTCCATTCATTAGATGCTTTATGGCAGTGGTCACGTTTCAAGTTAGAGCCGGGTAAAACCTTTAAGGCTACCTTAACTCGTGAAGCTGATGGGGTTAATAACGGCCCGTTCTTATCCTTTATTCAAGCAGGGATTCTTGCTCTTAAAAACTTTGCAGAGTGGCGAAAGAAAGGTGGCTTCTTTGCCAAAGAGGATATTGAAGACCTTAAAGCCGGAGATGAAGAGAAAGAAGGTGAATTTGGAGACTGGGCAGAACAGGAAACCAGCCAAGACTTGTATGAGACCTTAGCCTTTAGAGTATCCGAAGCCTTGAATACAAGTAATCTTCCTCCTTTCTGGCAAGGCGTTATCGGAGACTTAACCCAATCTTCGGGGAAAGTAACTACGGCTGCTCGTAAGCTATTCAAAGGCCCATTGACAGAGATTACTTTCGGTTCCTCTACTAGAAAAGCTGTAACCAATATGGGCAGTACGTTGTTGGATAACTGGCTGGACGGTGTGCAGAAACTTTATTCTAAAATTGAAGCAACTGGGGGTAAAGATAACGTACTGAAAAAAGAACTGGTTGATATGCTTAAGCAGTTCGAAACGCAAGTAGGAGTTGCCCCATTTGATTATAAAAAACTTAGTGACTTGGAGCATGTAGAACTTAATCCTAGAGCTATTCAAGCTTTTCACCGTCAGTTTATGGATCACTTCGGAGGTACCACACAAAATGTTATTGAAGACGTATTGCATCCATTTACGGCAGTAAGGGATTCTGTTACTGGCCTCACTAACAGCATGTCTGCGGCACTTAACGAAGTATTCCTTAAAAAAGTAGAGGAAGCCAAAGAAGCTGCAGGTATTGCTAAAACCGAAGGTGGTAACTACTTGGATGACCTAACAGGAGATCAATACAATGCTATCTTCAAAGAAGTAATGGAGATGGCCCCTATATTGGCTACCCCTGGTAGCAAAGGTGGAGCAATATCTACAGGACACTTATCAGCCCCATTAACGTCTGCCAGAGTACCTTCTGGAGAAATGTCGCCTTATAAGGGAAGTGTTCCTATTAAATTGGAGAATCTTACTAGGAAAATTAAAGGGGTTGTTACTCAGTTAAGTAATATTGGTTACCGGGGCAAACGTCCTGAGTTTGATACAGCAGGAGCGAGAGCTTATGTAGGTAACATTCACGCTACTGACTCTTTCATTGCTACTTCAGTTTATCAGAACTATAACATTCTTAATGTCCATGATGCGGCCATAGCAATCCCTTCTCTACTTAAAGAAGTTATGGAGAAGTACAATAACACTACTATGGAAGCTATGATTGAACATAGTATTCCCGAAGAAGTGTTAGTGTCAGCTTACCGTACTTACTACAACGCTATGCAGTATTTAGGAGGTTCTACCTCTGTAAGTGCGTTAGGACAACGGATAGGAGAACAGTTTGAGTTCCTTAAACAAGCAGACGCTAACCGCTTAGAGTTCCTATCTACCATAGAAAGAGTGCACCAGTACGCTTATTCAGGCGCGTACCATAATGTCACAGAAGCACAGAAAGCCCGTATTAGAGAGTTGCAGGGGCAATCTTTTGAGGGACGTATTGGTAAGCGTTTGGTTCGAGAAGGTGTAATACCCGATACTTCAGTTATCAATACACTATTGACGTTGAGTCAGGAAAACCAAGAACAGCGTTTAAAGTCTGGAATAACCAAGGAAGAAAAAGCAGGTTTAGAAAAAAGTCAGGAATTACTGTCGAGATTCCGTCAGCTATACACACGTACAGGTAATCTTGAACATGCTTATAATAAAATTGTAAGTAAGCTTTTTGCTGATAATGAGGCTTCTCTTGAAAAGAACGGTACTCCCCTTGAGAATCTTGAAGCTGAGCTGCAGTATGTTGCTTCCATTAAGGACTACTTAGGTAAAGCCTCTCTGCAGCTATTTACGCAGCATACTAATTTCCCAGAGCATCTCTCAGAATCCTTACTGATTAAACTTATGGATTCTCGTTTAAGAAGTAAGGACGTACCTACATATATTAGAGAAGACTACCAAGCTTTTAGGGATTCCCTAAACGAAGAAGGGGAAGCTGCAGCTCTTAAACCTTTGATGCTGGATAAGATTCGAGAGGCTACAGGTAAAAATCCAAATATCTTGTACCAATTACTACAACGCCAGATAGCAGATTCAAATATCCCAGCTATACGTGGTACAGCTACTCCTCCCACAGATGTAGGTACTGAAGTTCAGCAAGAGGTGCAAACTCCTATAATGTCTCTTGGTTTTGTAGAAGCTTTTTATGCTAAACCTGACCAAACTTTTGGAGAGATAAGAAACAGTCTTCTACAAGCCATTAATGAAATTGAGGATACTGAAGTACGTAGCCGTCACCGTTATGTATTAGGTAAGTTAATTCGGAACCTACCTGCAGATATGAAGGTTCAATTTATTACTGCCCAGAATGAAGCAGAACTGGTTCCTGAGAAGTATAGAGGTCAGGGTAACCGTGGTTACTTCTTCCCAGATGAAGGAATTATCCGTATCTCTTCCCCGGAGCTTACTCAAAGACCTTTGACGCCAGAAGTTTTGTTACATGAATTAGTTCATGCAGCGACTCATTTTAAGATACGTCAAGGTTCTAAAGAGATTGAGCCAGTAGTAAGTAACTTAAGCCAGTTGTATACCAAAGTTATGGCTTATGTGAATGGTTCACCAGAACTTAAAGCCAAGCATGGTAAATCAGTGACTAATCTTGATGAGTTTATCGCTTGGGGTTTGACTAATGCGGAGTTCCAGCGAGAGGTATTAGCCAAAGTAGAAGTCGATGCTTCCACCTTTAAAGACAAGTCTGGGAATATTCTTAATGGTTTAAGAGCTTTTGCTAAATTTATTGGGCAACTACTGACAGGTAATACTGACAAGAATACGGTAAATGCTTTCCAAGCTCTTTTGGTACATGGCGCAGCTATTATTGAAAGTGCAGATGTACAGGAAACTAAGTTACCGAGCCAGCAAGTATTGCCTATGGCAGCTAACACGGCCCAGTTTATGGAGATGTCATCATCCGAAACCTTACAGGCTTTAGCTAATTCAGTGGGTCTTTCACAGACTAAGACTGAGCATCTACACTCTGTTATGGATTCCTTAGTGACTTCAGTACACGGCCCGTTAGGGAATATCATCGAGAAGTTACGCCATCAGGGTAAAGCTAATCCAGCAGAAGCATTCCACCAAGCTATTCTGAGTGGAGATATGCCCTTATATAACGGTATCAACACCAGTGGTTTGGTAATGGATGAAGCCAGTCAGTATGTGGCTGAACAGGTTGACCTCTCTATAAGAGCTGCTTTAGATCGTACCTCATTGGCTTATACTCGACTAGAGAACCTATTCGCTGAAGCCAAGAAGAAGGTTAGTCCTAAAGATTTCGTTAAGGATTGGGACACGGCCACAGCCAGCGAGAAAGCGGAAGCGACACGGATATATCGCCGTATCTTTTTCCATTCCGACAACGGCGTGGAACGCCGCTCAGGTCTACTAGCTCAATTTGCTGCTCTCTCAATGACCTATGAGCCACTGAGAACTGCTTTGGATTATTCCCCTGAGAATATAATTCCTACTGCGGGGACTAAACTTGGTGAGCGTATTAAGATTTGGTATGACTCTTTACTGCGTAGATTCTCTAACTTTTTATTTAATAATAGGTCAACTGCGGCAACCAATAAGCAGGTTATGCAATTAGCTACTAGCTTGGTACGTAGAGAGCAGTTACGTCAACAGAAGCTGGCTGAGAAAAATAATAATGTAAGTAAAGTTATGGATTACATCGATCAGTCAAGCCGTAAGGTTGCTGATAAAGCTATCGATGCCATGAAATCTTCTGACATTACTGCAGTACGTAGAACTGGTAAGTTCCTTGATCTTTACCATGGAGATAAGCTGGACGAGTTCTCAGAACAGTTACAGCACTTTCGTCAGGCAAAGTTTAAGAAGTCCTCTGGTTTCTTTAGTAAATTACTTACAGAGGTTCGTGGAGATTCTCTTTACCTTAGATTTGCACATGAACTGGTAAATGCTGCCAAGATTTCCCAGAAAGACCGTCAGCAAGTAATTAATGACATGGAAGAAGTAGTCAGTGAAGCCATTGGTGAGGCTTCTACTGAGCAGGAAAGAGCGTTAACCCGTGGGGTAATACGTACAGACCTGCAAAGTTTATTAAGCTCTATGGATGCTTCCAGGGTCTTAGAGGTGGTACAAGACAGTGCCGCTCTTAAACAAGAAATCCAATCACATGAGATAGCCTTGAAAAAGCTTACAGGTAAAGATTTCTACTTTAAGAATGCTGCCTATGCTTTGGGCCACTTCTTAGCAACAGATGAGTCTAAAACTTCTTTGTTATCTTTGAATGCTCACAATATTGCAACTAAAGCCGGGTTAAAGCAGAAAGTAGACATCTCTTTGTCTAATAAGATTGAACCCATCATTGATCGTTTGGCTACATTGTATGCTTTACAGCGATTACCGAGCGCAGAGAAATCTACTTTAAGAAGCTACCTGTCTGAACAGGTTGATCCTGAAAAAGTATTGAAGGATTTGATGCTACTTAATCAGGGACTGATTCGAAACTCCACAGAGGCCCTATTCTCTGGTCAGAAAGCCAAGATGCAGAAAGGTTATATCCGTGAATTATATGATCCTTATGTAGCAGTAAAATCAGCGCCGTTAGCTGACGAAGCAGAAATGAAGGCACATGGGTATGAATTGTTAGGCAAACATCAAGATATTGATAAAGCGCATCTTACAGGTATGGGTTTGTATTACAGCGAAACCGGAGGTTTAGCACAATACAACTCTGCAGCAATGTCATTAACCAGTGCTCAGAGTAAAGGTTTTGAGCCAGAAGTTAGTAAAACCACTGTTGGTTGGGTGAAGTTAGAGAAAACTGCACAGACTGTTGAGTACCGTAATTTAAGCGATGCTAACTTTATTGCTAGGTTCGATAAGCTGGATAAGGGACGCTTAGTACCTGCTATTGATGGTAACGGTAGGATTTATAAGTTCCGTTACATGATGGAAGCAACCCAGAAAGATTCTTTACTTTCCAGGGATACTTCTATTACTAAAGTAATGGGGGCCATGATGGGTAGTATCATGGATAAGCCAGCATCTAAAGCCCAGAATGCTGAAGTTGTACGTGCTCTTAAACAAGATTGGAATGAGAACAAGGAACGTAAATCTGCTATGTATGTGGAGATTGGGCCTCAATCTTCTTCTGCAGGACATAGGGAACTGTATATCCAGCTTCCAGAACACACCAAACAAGCAATTAGAAGAGTTTGGGGAGGTGATAGCATGTACGTTCGAGCTGACGTACTGGATATGATCTTTGGTTACCGGGATGCTCGTTTGAGTAATATAGTTAAAAAAGATAAGGAAATACGTAATGCCGCAGAGAATATTGCAGCAGAAGTTTTCTTAAAGTTACTCGGCAAAAATACAGTACACCGTTTAGATAGGATTCAAGATGCGTGGGAGTACGTAGTTAAGCACGTTAAGGATGTTTACGTTATTCGTAACTTAGACACTTTAGTCGGTAACATTATATCTAACATAACCTTACTACTGTGGGATGGGGCATCTTTAAAAGATGTTGTACACGACCATCGTGTAGCTTTTGATTCCCTGATTCGATACCAAAAAGAGCTACATGAACTAAACCAGACTAAATTAAAGCTTTCTTCAGGCTTACTTGTTGGTAGAGAAGATGAAGCCAATGATCGAATTGTAGAACTGGAAACCAGTATTAAGAATAATCCAGTAACTCCTTTAATGGATGCGGGACAGTTCCCTTCTATCTTAGAAGACTTGGATGAAGAGGTATCCTACAACTTCAAGCCATACTTAGATAAGAAGCTGGACGAGTTTACAGAAAAACTCCCTCAACCTTTAGTGACAGTGGGTAAGTTCTTAGCAGTATCCAAGGATACCCCGATCTACAAAGTGCTATATAAAACTACTCAGATGAGTGACTTTGTCGCTAAGTACACGATGTATAACAAGCTGAAAAGGGAAGGTGTTGAGGAAGATGTCGCTCAACGAACTATCCGTGAGTCGTTTATTAACTATGACATCCCTTCCGGTAAAGCGTTACATACGTTGAACAAGGCTGGTTTACTGATGTTTACACGATATTTCCTGAGAATCCAAAAGGTAATAGCCAGATTATTTTCAGAGAATACGGCGAGAGGTATTCTTCTGGTTCTGGCAGATAGATTCTTAGGGAATATCCCGTCTGTTAATGATTCATGGATTCTAAGCAGGTTAGGTAATCCATTGGAAAGTGGGGCTATAGAAGCCATAGACGCTTGGGATGAACCAATTACAATGAAAGTGTTGCTAGGGTTGCTCGATTGAGCAGCCCCAAGCTTTGTTATTTAATGCTCATTTTCGTCATGGAGGACGGTATGTGCTAAATGGGTATCATCCCAACAACTGTTACATACAGCGTATATGATGGCGTCCTCATCTTTGGAGTTTTTCTGGAAAGGTTCCGGGTAAAACTCTGAAGTTGGGGTACCACATACTCCACATGGTTGTGGTGTGTCAGCTATAAAAGTCATTACTGCAACAGATTGGGTAATATCTGCTACGAATGCGTGTTCGTAAACATAAAGAAAGTAGTCTGCGAATGTTTTTGGTTTGAAATGTTCTTTACTAAAATCTCCCCTTACGATGTCTCCTTTCAAATTCTTGACTACATGATCTGGGTATCTATCTAGTATGAATTGAGCATCAGGAACTAATTCCAAACTACCATCAGGTTCTCTGATATAGGGCATATAAAATCCTGGTTCATTTGGTGCAGTTAGTTTTATCAATGATTAAATTCCATCAATTACGGCTATTAACCTTAACGTATCCTTGTACAAGCAAGCAAGGGTACTGCATAAACCCCTTGCCTGTCTAAATGTTACTTATCACTATCTAATTCAATAAAGTGGTTTAACTCGTCCTGAGTTATTTTACGCTTTGAAGGGTTCGTGCGGAATAACCACAGATAAATTAAGAAAGTTACTGCTACAAGAACAGCAAGTATCGCTAATAAGTAACCAATTATCACTATGGCCGGAAGCATAGCGATAATCACGATTGCCAGCATTGAGGCGCTGACTATTTTTACAGCTCGCATCAGTTATTAAATAAGTTGGTAGGTCTACTTACTGATTGGGATTCACTGTCTTCAGCTTTTTCAGCTTCTTCAGCTACTGCTTCAACCGGAGCTTCTTCAACTTCAGTGACAGCTTCTGTAACTGTAGCTCTTGGAGTAGGTTGTGCTGTAGGGATTGGTGCTGAAAAGGTATCCAATGTAAGTTCTACCTTAATTGGTTCCCCGGCTTTACGCTGTTGAATAACATTAATTTCGGTTACTTCTTTGTCGATACCGATAGTCTTCACATAGTTTCGGATTGCGGCTTCTACATCAGAATAACCTAATGTGATTTGCATGGTTAAGCTCCTTTAGCTATTGATACAAGGTTTTGGAAGTCGGTTAACCCAACTCCCGCATACATAGCGCCCACAGCATCGGCTATATGCTCTGCTTGGGACTTAATTATCGTGTCCCCTTTACGGGACCAGTTGAGATTGGGGTGACGACTGACAGCAGCATCGATCATATCCTGCTTTGAGGCAGACTTAGTTTGCCCCATTGCCAGTTTTACCTCTGTCGGGGTCACCGTGAAGAATGGATACCCTAACTGTCGGACGAAAGCCAGTAACCCAACGCACATACCATAAGAGCACATGGCTCTCGCATTCTGACTACCTACCGGAACCTCTACAAACAATGCTTCTGGTTTCCAGATAGTGAGTACATCTTCCAGATTCTTAGCCAGAATTAAGGCGTGATCGATGTCCTGGACGTTTTTACGTACTGACTTAGTCTTCTCTAAGAACTTACTTGGTTGAATAAGTTTAGAGTCGATAGTAGCAATCACTGCAGTAGCAGGGTCATAAGTCCCTGCTACTACCCCCCAATTATTCATTGAGGGGTCAAAGCCCATGATCTTCATTAATTGCCGAACAGTGATTTAGTGCTTACTGCTGCAGAACTCTGAGTAGCTGCACCTTGGGTTGCCTGAGCATTAGGAGTAAAACCGCCTCCTGCAGCTTGAGGAGCTACACCATCTTTAATGGTTCGACGGTCTTTAACTTGGTCTTTCCATTTAGCTCTCCACTTCTCCATAAATTCAGGTGCGGCTTGACCTGCTGCCTTCTCTGTTTTGGTTAATCCATCGGCATAAAATACTTTATCGATCTCAACCAATTCACGAGACTCGGCAGTATCCACGTAATCACCTACATCGTTCTTCTTGCGCTTATTCTCGATAACCTTGATAAGCCCTACCATGATTTCTTTTTCAAGCAAATCCATGATAACTGGTACTTTGGTTGGTACCTCTTTACCAGCTTCAGCGTTGTAAAGGTTCAATACTTTCTCTTCGATGGTAACTGCGACAAGACCTTTACCTGTACCAAGCTCACATAACGTATTGGCAGTAAGGTATCCTGGCAGATACTTCTTCTCACCTTTAGCATTCACGTAGTAGTTGTTACCACCTTTGGCAGTACCAGAAGTTACATACATGGTTTCACGTATAGTTGTACCAGTTTCAAGTTCAATAGTGACGTTAACTGCTTTAGCGCCAGAGCTGGCAACAGTAATGTAAGCCACTTTCACTACACCTTTGTACGCATCAGATTCCGGGATAGCAAAGCTACCGCCTAATACATCGCGTTCTCCATCTTGGATGTCAGTGTTATTGGCTAAATCTGCAAACATGTTCATAGGGTTGTTTCCTTTTAATTTCGAAATTAATTAGTTGTTAAAGCTTAAGCAGTGGTTTGTGTGTTAGAAGGCCCGTAGTATTCTTCCAGACGGTCAAGTACCAACTGGATATCGTTGTCTATATACAACTCTTCCAATTCAAATAGGCCCATTGGCCCCCGGATACGTTCGTTGACTGTGTTACCGTCAATCTGGGTTTGAAATACATATTTGCATTTCATGGCTTGGTTCTGTGGAGAGATGTGAAGAAGACCGTTGTTGTGCTTCTCAGCTTCTGAAAGTGGAATCTTCTTCGTTGAAATGACGATAGAGAAATAACTTTCAATGCCTTGGTTCTTCAATGCACCTTTAACAGGTACCTTGGTTTCTACTACCATTTCTGTTTCGTTAAGCTGATCTAGTGTATGTGCTGTCATTAGTACCTTCTTGGTACTCCTAGACACATAAACTTGCATTAGGTCTTTAAAATACTTTGAGAAGTTACCCCAAGCCTTGCGGGTATCCGCTGCTGTAGCTACGTACAAAGATTCATACATATCCATTAGGTATGTAACGGAATCGACGATAATGCCTTCGATTTCAGGATGCTTTTCAGCTTCTTCAAAGACTTGGTAGACCTGCATAGGGTCTGTGATGTTCATAGTTCTGAACTGGTTCTTCATTGGTAGGCGTTTACCCGCCTCACAATTTAAGTAAATCCAATTCCCTTGGTTTTTGATATTCCGAAGACAGGCACTTTTACCAGTAGCCGACTTTCCTGAAATCAGTACAAGATGGTCATTTATTACTGTTTCCACTTAATAATCCTCTTAGGAGTTCGGAGAGGGGCCGGAGGCCCCCTAAGGTTGTTTGTTAGACATTTTCTTACTGACGGTTATCATCACGGTTGACATTAGCTCTGCCTCAGAAAGGCTACCTTGAATACGCTCATTCATTTCCAGAACACGACTTCGTATCTGTTCAAAGGAATGGCCTAAATCCAACAGGAGCAAGGCATAGCGAAGTAACTGGTTATTCCGGTTACCGTCACCTGTGTTATTGAGCACCCATCTTTCCAGTGCATCGAGAGAGCCGTACTCAGCAAGACTACGTTTACGTTGCTCATCACGCTCTGTACGGGGAATGAAAGGAATCACATCAAAGGACTTACCTTCGTTGTAGTGATAGGTACCGTTATTAGTTAACCACTTTCTTGAACGCTGGAAAGTTTTACAATCCACTTCAAAAGGGAGCCAATCAGCAACTGACTCCATAAAAGTTTTATAGTCTTCCTTACTCAGGTTCAGTATGTAGTTAGTTGGGAAGATCAACCGGAAGCGATCTTTACCCTCTTGACCGTGCCTTTTAGTGGTGTAAGTCAGGTAAGTAAAGTCTTCCAGAAGCGTATTCACTTCATCCAATGTAGCAGTACCATCGATATCAAACACAATAAGATTAAAGCCAGGAACAATATGATCGTCAGAGCGATAACCATTATCTGTATTGTGGTTGATCCAATGTAATGCTGGCTGTTGGGTCATGTTATGTAACTTGCCCCACGGTGCCTCTGCAAACTGGAATCCATCAGTAATGTCGGTACTGTAAGACAACATCATCTTTTCAAGATTGGTTTCTTCCAGGCATTCTCCATGAAGGAACTCAATACCCTGGTCGAAGCTTTTCTTAATGATGATGTTATTCCGGTACCCATAGCCAATGGCTAACTGAAGGATATCAGCTCTTTTGGATTGAGTCTGTGGGTAGAAAGGTAGGTCATCCACGATATCAGCATGAGTTACTGCACTGTCTTCTGGAATACCTGCCAGATATTTAGCAAGTCTCACATGTGACTTGTCTCGCTTAACAATGCTGTAGAAGTCTTTACCTGACTCTTCAGCTAACCGAATAGCATAGAACAGATGCTTTTCCTCTACTTCTGCAGCTTCATCAAGGAAAGCATAAGCTCCTGCTAACTTCATAACCTTTGAATACCGGTGAGTTAATTCGGTCTTCAATAGGTCTTCGTGTTCAGCTAAGGCATCAGCTTTGTTCTCACAATCTAACCGGTACTGTAGCAACAGCTTGAATACGTGAGGTGACATTGGTAACACTTTACCCACGTTCACAGAGTCAGCTAAAGCAGCATACTTTTCGCGTAAATCATCCAAGTAACTGTCATTGTTCACTTCCAAAATGTGCTTATATAACTCTTCAGCATTCTTTGGAGCTTTACGGATATGCTTCTGTACAAAAGCAAAAAAGCTACGTCGAGCATAGCCAGTTTCAAGGAAGGCGAAGAACTCACTCTCAGTTTTACCTCCATCAAATAATCTGGTAGGTGTACCGAATAGCAACATGTTAGCTGGAGTGATACCCGGTAAGTCTTCGAAACGAACATTCTCAGAAGTGTTTTTAACCAGCTTCTGTTTGATTTGTCCGGTATCGTAAAGTTCAAGGTAACAGGGTAATAGCTCTTTATTACCTAGTAAGTTATCCCCTATCTCATCCACCTGTAGGTTCAGAGCACCGGAGATTGCCATTTTCAATTTGTGGCGGCTTTGAAGCAATGCCGCTTTGGTACCAGAATCAAAAGAGAATAGGAACTCTCCAGTATCCTTCCACTCTTTTTTAATACGCTCCATTTCATCGTCAGGGTCAGTACCCTTTCGAGTAGCTCTTTTGGTAGCTATCTTAGGGAATTCCATCTCAGCCATCAGCTCAATGGTGGTATTGGTAAAGATTTCTCGGAAGTCGTTAACAATCTCTTGTTCCATCATTCCCGTAGATAAGCCTTTACCAGAACCAGAAGGTGCTAAACCAATAGCATACATGTTAACTGGCAATACTCGATTATCTGGGGTTTGGATAGCTGCCCGCATAGTAGCGGCCATTGCTGCCATGTAATACGAAACGGCTACTCTGAAAAATTGCTTGTCAGAGTTTTGTGCTTTAACTGACATTACTTCACTTAACTTTTCCACATCAGGGTGGAAAGGCATTGAAGCCACATCAGGTAAAGTATTATTGGGTTGAATTTGGGTAACAGCGGCTGTCATCTAGTCCTCCTTGATAATGCCTTGGTCTACGAATGATTTATATTGGCCGCAAATAGGCTTTGCATCACAGTAGTTACATGCTTTGGGTTCAGGCTTATGTTCTTGGATTACGCCCTTACCGCCTTTATTCATTTGATGAGTAATGGCTTCTTCTCTGGTTTGGAAGACTTTAGTAGCCCTACCCATCTTTTCTGGATTAGCGTAATACTTGTAGGTAAGCTCTGTACGCCAGAGGTCTTTATCAGTACATAGCGGGATAAGCTGGTCATCAGCCTGTGAGAATCTTTCGATCTCATTAAGCTTCTGACCTACCCAGTGCTCTACCTGTGCAACTGGTTGAAGATGGAACTCTTGAGCCAGTACAGGTTTAGGTGGATAGTTGTTGCCGTAGGTCTTAGCTGCAGACCAATCCCAGAACCCATAGTTAATTAACATGGTAGGTTTGGTAATGATGTCTGGGTTAAGCCAACGGTAGATACTGCCCTGCTTTATGTAATCTTCCGCTTTACTTTGGTTTGCATAGGTAAAGGTGGAAGTAAACTTAAAGTCCTGCAGTTGTCCGTCAAAGACGAAATCAAACTTACCGGATACGTTGTATTTACCGACTCTCTTGAAAGAGCGTTGTTCCAGGTATACCGGAATAGTTCCGGGTGGTAGTGGAGTATCTCTATCTGGATTCACCTTAACCATAGCTCTACGCTTCTCCGGAACTCCCAGAGCTGCCAGTGCTTGGTCTAAATGATTTTGCCAGACATCTTCTACAGCACCGTGTAAAGCCTGCCCCATACGAGCTTTGAGCCTGTCATACAGACTGTCTTGTCTTTGTTCAGGACTTAGACGTTGGGAAAGAATTAACTGCCTTGTGGGGCGTAACAATGCTGTTGCTGAAATATGGTCTGGATCATCAATATGATCGTAGTCGTCATACGCCAAAAACGCAGCCAAACCGATAGGCACATCTTGGGCGTCTAAGTATCTGCTCATTACAAGCCTCTTTTATTTTGGGAAAGGTTTAAAAGGGTAAAGATTAAAAAAATCTTTTTTCTGGAATTTTTGTTACTGAATGTCGGCAAAGTTTCTGGCTTTGAATTTAAGCCAGTAGAAGTGTTCGTGAATAAATCGGAGATTTCTGCGAAGTTCGTCACTATATATAGGGGGAGAGATTCCGTGGGAGTCCAGATAGTTTTTTAAGTTATCCATCCGAAACCCCAAGTCATCTCCATGATCCCCTAACCATTTGAAGTAATCACAATCTTCAAAGTGCAAATCACTAGCATTTAACTCCAATAGCTGTTGTTGGTTCATGGGTACTCTCTGGTCTGGTATTCCAGGTAGCAAGTACATCTGCTTTTTTAAGAGTAGGTTCAGTTCTTAACTGACACTTTCGGCAGAAGACTTGCCAAAATGGAGTATGGTCGGGATGATGTCCTTGGAAGGCTCTTACTTCAGTAGAGTCACAACAAGGACAAGGTTTAAGGTTCTTTAGTTTCTTCAATGCGCCCATAACTGGCCTTAATGGTTATAAATTCAGGAGGGCATCTTACCTTCTTGGTAAGTAATTTTTTGGTTTTTACTAGCCGTCTCTCCGGCTAAAGCCATATAAGCTGCACCGTCTTCAAAGTTATCAGCTTTGAAGTTACCCTGCTCAGAGCGGACCAACTTAAGTAAAGCCATAAACTTCCAACCCTGCTCTTCTGTTATCGCAGAGTCAGTGAGGGCATTGAACATTTCTACGGTTTTAGCCATAGAACGCTCACCTTCTGGCTTATCGTAAGTCACTGCACGATCTTGTAAGTGCCCTACTGCTTTTGTAAGGAAGTCTGGAGCAATAAAAACCCCTTTTTTGGTATGTACCCCTTCTCCTTCTTTACGAGCTTTAACCAGTGTTTCTGCTTTTTCTGGGTTAGTAGCTTTTGAGCCAGAAGTTTTAGGTTTACGTAGGGAATGTCTATAGTTATACATAGCTTCCGCAGGAATACCTTTACTCTTACAGTATTGAGCTATAGAAAGGTCAGTACCGTCACATTTCTCAACACACTCTTGATAGTGTTCTTTTGCTAACTTAAGGGCCAGTTTCTTGTCCATAGGTTCTTTAAATTTACGAGTCATTTGAAGTTCCTTATAAATAGAGTTTTTTAAGAAGTTGGTTACACATACGGATTGCTTGTAAGTATTTCCGAGCAGTGTGTTCTGAACAATCCAGCAAACTGGATATTCCTTTAGTATGGAATTCAGGAAGTACCTGATAGCAAGCCAAGATACAATCTACGTCTAATGGCTTGTTACCATTGCTGCAATTACGTGCAGCACCTACGATAACGTCTTGCACTTCTGTAGGTAACCCTGGGAAGGAATAGCCCTGTAATTGATTCTGGATAGGGTTTTCAGTAACCTTGGCTCTCAACGGTCTTAAAGCCAATGGTGTATAACTTGCACGTACTTGCGCCTGTTTCCCTTTGTTCAGTCGTTTACTTAAATTCGGCATTTCAGATAAAGGTCTTACAGCATTATCCATAAAAAATAATTCCTTATAAATCATACACATAGACAGTAACTACATATATAAGTAAATTTAGGTAAAAGATTTAAACCATAAAGATCATTTCTGAAGGTTCGAAGAACACCCGGAGGGTGTCTGAATCTTCTCAAATATAAAGTAACCCTTCTCTTCGCTACCGGCCTTGCGTCGAAAAGTGCTGCGCATTTTCTCCTTGGCCTTCGCTCGATCAGGGTTACTTTGGTTTAAACTGAGATGGGAGCTTTAATTACTGGATGGGGATTGTAATTGATTATGGCGAAGTCGTCATATTTGTAATCCCATAAGTTTGATGGCTTACTCAAAAGCTGTAATGCAGGTGAGTCTTTTGGTTTCCGCTCAAGTAACTCTTTCGCTTGTTCAATATGGTTTGAGTACAAGTGACAGTCCCCAAAACTCATGATGAGCTTACCTACTGGCCTATCTAGTATGTTAGCAATCATGTGAGTTAAGAACGCATAGGAAGCAATATTAAACGGAACACCAAGGAAGTAGTCCGCACTACGTTGATACAGCTTAAGACTTACCTCTTCTGTTACATCGTCAACGAATACTTGCCAGAGAGTATGACAAGGCGGTAACGCCATCTTGCCTGCTGTTACGTTTTCCTGGGGGGATAAATCTGGTTCAGGGAGATATTCCACGTTCCATCCTGAGACAATATGCCTTCTTGAATAGGGGTTATGACGCAGCTCATACATTAGGTTTTCTATTTGATCTACGCTACCCCCAAACTTGGTAGGCCATCTACGCCATTGAAAACCGTAGATTGGGCCAAGGTTCCCTGCCGAGTTGCTCCATTCGTCCCAAATCGTAACGCCGTTATCACTGAGATACTTAATATTGGTATCACCGTTAAGGAACCAAAGTAACTCATGAATAATGGATTTAACGTGAGTCTTCTTAACCGTCAGTAACGGGAAACCGTGCTTTAGGTTGAACTCTAATTGAGGACCGAAGATGGATACAGTACCTGTACCCGTTCGATCTGGACGGGTAGCTACCTTTTCTGCACGATCTACTAAATCCCGCAGTAAGTTTAAGTAAGTGATGTCATGCATCGACATAGGATTCTCTCTATCTTTTATGTTGGGTCGAGTGCCGAAGGCACCTCTGCTCTGTTGTACTCTTCTGAGATTTTATTTTTCGAGAAAAAATAAATTTAGACTGAGTAAATTACCTCTAATTACTATATTTGGAGGTGTGTATGTCATTTTGTGGTACTGGTTTATTTCCTACTCCTGATCCGATTAACCCAGACTTGAATGCTAGTGCTTTGACTGCTACAACTGCATTTGCGGGAGTGCATTTAAAATGGACTTTTCCTGATTCAGCGATAGCAGGTGTATCGCATACACAAATATATCGCGGATTAGTAAATGATTTCTCGTTGGCCTTGGAGTTAACCAGGGTAAAGGGGGATTACTATTATGATCCTATGGATGATATTAGTCAGACAACTACATACTTTTATTGGATTAGGAACTTTGATAATTCAGGACGCTCTGGCAATGTAATTGGCCCTGCGTCAGTAACATTAGAGGCTCCTGTTGGAGATATTATTACGGCACTGTCTGGGCAGATAGATCAGTCTTATCTAGCTACTTCTCTTAGCAATGCTATCGATAACATTACTACTATAGAAGGTAGTCTAGCGCAGGAAATACTTGATAGAACAGATGCAGAAAATCTATTAACTACAGCGTTAGATACCGCTTCTTCTGATTTTGATGACGTAAGAACTGCGCTTATTACTGAGACTAATGAACGAATTACTGCAGATTCTGCTCAAATAGACAGTATTAATGCTTTAGGTGTAAGGGTAGGTGCTACTGAATCCAGCATCATTAATATAGATACAGTTACCGCAGGAGGGTATTGCGAAATTGGTGGTAGCCCTAATGTAGCTTACACTGATAAAACTGCTTGTGAAGGGGCTGGAGGTACCTGGAAGTCTATGGCGGCATTAGCCGCTTCTGTAGAAGCGTTGGATTCAGGTATTCCAGGAAGAATAACAGCTTCTATAACTTCCACAGATTACACAGAATATGTAGGTCATTGTGAAATTGGAGGGGTGCCTAACTCTAATTACAATTCAGCAACTGCTTGTTCACAGGCAGGAGGAACGTGGGTCACTACTACTGCAAGGGCTGCTTCCGTAGATAATTATATTGTAAATAATAACCAAAGTGTAGGCGCATTAGAACAGACAGTTAGTGTGCACAGCGACGATCTCGGCGATTTAAAAGCTGAGTATTTTATGAAAACCTCAGTTTCTACTGATCCTCTGGGACAACCACTTGTTGGAGGCTTTGGAGTTGTTAATGATGGTATTACTGTTGACGCTGGTTTTGATGTAGATAACTTCTGGGTAGGTAGAAGTGACGCCAATAAGATTAAGCCCTTCTATGTATCTGGGGGTGATGTCTATATGCAGTCAGCATTTATCCAGAACTTATCTGCGGATAAGCTTACATCAGGAACTATATCAAGCAGAACTTATATTACAAACTCGACAGGTCAGCGGCTTGAAATTCAAGCCCCAACTAATTCTATGAGTTTTTACGATCTAACTAATACTGAGCGAGTAAGAATAGACGATGCTACAAATACTATAGGATACCTAGATATAAAAGGTCTGAGCAATAAAAAAGGTATAAGTGTTATTGGGTGTGCAGCAGGAGTAACTGCAGATGGATCAATGGTAGCTGTTTCGGGAAGAACCCTTGGCGCAGACAATGGTATAGGCGTATACGGACTCGCTATAGGAGTTCACTCGGGAACAAGAGGTGTTGAGGCTTACACTGAAGGAAATGGAGGTAGTTATGCTGTGTATGCGAGACATGTTAATAATGATCCAGGCGGTGCTGCAGTTTACGCAAAAGCAGATGACAGTACCCCTGCACTAAGAGCTATCTCTCAGGCAGGAGATGCGGTAATCGCCAATACAACTACGGGTAAAGCTGGAGATTTTAGAAATAACAGCTCTAACATGACCATCTACGTTGAAAACAGCGGTAGTGGTTCTGCAGTACATGCAGATTCTGCTAATAGCTACGGAGTAATTGCATATAGCAATGCTGCAGGTAAAGCAGCCGTTTATGGGGTTACTACCGATGCAGTAGGTGTTGCCGGTTCAGCTGGAGGTGGGCGTGCTATACAAGGTATTGCTACTGGTAATGGTTATGGTGTTTGGGGGGAATGTACCTCATCTACAGGTCCTGCTTACGCTGGTTACTTCAAGTCAAAAAATAGTGCAAATAGTAGGGGATTATTTGGGGAAGGTGTTGCTTACGGTGTTGGAGGTACTGGCAACATTGGAGGTTGGTTTCAAGGAGGGCCAGTAGGTGTTTCAGCAGAAGGGGGAAATTATGGTGCGCATTTAGTAGGTGGAATTGCTGATGCATATTTAGGAGGTACTGGGACTCTTGCGTCATTTACAGGTGCCCATGAAAGTTTATACCCAAAAACCAATCCTGTACCGGAACTTGGGGATATTGTGGTAAGAACAGCGGTTGCATATAAAGAATCTGTATCAAGCACCATACACTATGTTGAACTATGTTCATCAGCAGAAGATGTAAAAGCCTTCGGAGTAGTGTCAAATATTTTAGAATTACCTGAGTACGATAGTGAAGACACTAGACCAATAAAAGTTGCGTCTCTGTATAGTCTTACAGAATCAGAATACAACGCAGTAAAAGCTTCTTACAAAAATGCCATAGCTAACGGTATTGGGGAAGGTCAGATAAATGTCTGCAGTGCTAATGGTAATATTGTTGACGGTGGTTTTATTTCAACCAGTACAATACCCGGTAAAGGGCAATTCTATGGGGGCAATGATATGCGAGTTGTAGTTGCGCAAGCATGTGAAGATGTTGACTGGTCACAGGAGAGTGAAAGCACAAAGATGATTGCATGTATTTATATGTGTTCTTAATCCTCTTAATAAAATTCAGAAATTTTAAAATAAAACTACGTACCATTCTTTTAATAACACGTTAGAGGAGTGGTACATGTACAGCCAAGATGTTTTATTCAGTTTTTACAGAGGAGATGACTTTGCTTTTAAGATAGAAGTGAAAGATGCCTCTGATGTTGCAGTAGACCTTACGGGTTGGACTGTCACTTTTACTATGAAACGTAACCTAAACAGGGATGACTCTTTAGCAGACCTACAGATAACCAAAGAAAACCTCTCTGATTTAGATGCCAGTAATGGTCTTCTTGTTATTCTCCTCTCTAGTGCTAACACTAAAACACTCAATCCGGGTAAATATTTCTTCGATATTGAAGTTAAAACTGGCTCTAGCACTCAGACAGTATTAAGCGGGGTTAATGAAGTTATCGCTGATGTGACTCGTGGAGCGTAAACTATGGCTACAAATAATTTAGATATTACCGTCCAATTTCAAGACCCTAGTACCCTACTTATTCTTACTGCTGATATTGTTACAATACCTGCTGCGCTTATAACCATGAGCGAAGACATTACCACTAAGCATGGTGAGACTTTAACTGCAGCTAGTGATGCAGCAGCCAGTGAATCCAATGCAGCCTCAAGTGCTACTGCAGCAGCAACATCAGCAAGTAACGCTAGTACCTCAGAAACCAATGCAGCTTCCTCTGCTTCTTCTGCTTTGGCTTCTCAAACGGCAGCAGCTACATCGGCAGCCAATGCAAGTAATTCAGCAACAAATGCTGGAACCTCTGCAACTAATGCTGCTAACAGTGCAACAGCAGCATCTACCTCAGAGGCAAATGCAGCAGCTTCTGCATCTACAGCGTCTACAGCAGCAACTAATGCTAATGCTGCTAAGACAGCAGCAGAGACAGCAGAAACCAATGCTGTAACGTCAGCTAATAATGCAGATACTTCTGCAATAAATGCAGCAGGGAGTGCCACAGCAGCTAGTGGGTCAGCAACTGCTGCAAGTACCTCGGAAACCAATGCTGCAGCTTCGGCAAGTACAGCAACAACTAAAGCTTCAGAAGCCACTACCAGTGCAACCAATGCTTCTAACAGTGCTACGGCTGCAGCAACCTCTGCCAGTAATGCAGCAACAAGTGAATCTAATGCAGCTACTTCAGCATCTAACGCAGCGACTTCGGAAAGTAATGCTTCTACTTCTGAAAGTAATGCGGCTTCCAGTGCTACTTCAGCAAGCACTTCTGCTTCTAATGCTAGTACCTCTGAGTCAAATGCTGCTACATCAGAAGCTAATGCTTTAACTTATAAAAATGCAGCAGAAGCAGCACAGGTTATTGCAGAAGATAGTGTGGCTTCTATTAAACATTCAGTAGACACCAACACCACAATCACTCTCCCCGGCACTGTCGCTACTTTTATTCCTGCTGAACCTGACGACAACCCTGACTGGGTATTCAGTAAGGAGTGGACAAGCTACTACAACGAAACCAGAACAACAGGTAAATTTCTAGGCACCAAGACAAACTTAGCCGATGCTCTGTTAGATGTTAACGCAGCGGTAGGCGCTTATTATCAGAAGTCAGGAACAGTACAGTTCTTTGAAATAACGTCTACTTCTGGAGCAGGTACTGAAACAGAGACCTTCAGAGCAGGAACGAAGCATTTCCCTCAGAGTCCGGCTTTTGCAGTATCCAATGAGACTGGTAAAAGTCGGATTGTTATTTGGGATATGTCTTGCGGCGCTTGTACGATGTGGCAAGTAAAGCGTCTGTTTACTAACTCTAATGCTACTGATCTTGCCTACAAAAATGGTTTGCTTGTGGCTTCTGTAAATCCTGGGGGCTCTTTCGAGTTTGATTATTTTCAGGACAAAGCACTTATACGTACTGGGTTTAGTATTGCAGACCGTGGAGACTGTGGCTCAGGTACACTCGCAAACAATGGGAATATCCCTGGCAGCACTATTGTTAACAGTAATGCTACGGCTGTTCTAATCACAACCGCAGACGATGCTCCCACAGACAATCTTGGTTTACGGGATGTGACTGTTTACGTAGGTACTACGGAAGGGTTATCTCGTATTCACAATATACGCACTGATGGAAGCGTTACTGACTGGACAGATACGAGTGGTGGTAGTGTTGATTATGTGGGCGGCATTGTTCAAGCTAATGATGATATTTTATGGCAAACAGATACGTCAGCTAATGGTAAACATTGGCTAGTTGCTAACGTGAATGATGCACTGACAGCATCAAGCTACTTAACACGAAAATATGTAGCTCAAGCAGGTATTACTGGCAAAACAAACTTAGCGCCAAGTATAAGTGCTGACGGCAATTTAAAATCCATAGACAGCGTAGATAGCTCTCTGGTTGCTGGCTTCAACAACGGCCTAAGCAAAGTCATCCACAACGCAGATGATCCAAGCCGCTCTCTTAACTCAAAGGTCACAGGCACCTTTAACACCGGATACATGCTAGGCAATGCCTCTGCTTATGGGTGTGATGGCAATAGTGCTAGTGTTAGTGATACTAATTTATGGACTGACTCACCGACTCTTGGCACTGGCTGGACCAATGCTGGGGGAGGTGTGTTTTCATGTGACGGCACACAAACAGCGGTAACGGACATTTACGAAAACATTATAGTGGGTGAGATACCTTACTTGGTTACTTTCACGGTTGCTAACTATGTTGCAGGCAATGTGCGTCCAGTTGGAACAACGATAGATGGTACAAATGTAAACGCAAACGGTACTTATAGTCAGAAAATTATTAGTTCAGGTACGTTGCTTAGGTTTAGAGGGGACTCAAACTTCAATGGTGATATATCTGCAATAAGTGTTAGTCGTGCTATTCCCGACTATGGCGCACTAAAACACCCGCTTAACGTCATTGGCACGCTGACCAAGACTGCTAGTCCTGGTGGTGATATTTATGGCCTTGATGGTTTCAGTACAAGCAATTACGCGGAAGGTGATGTAACCACTGATCCTGATATTAAAACCGGGGCGACTTTATCTGGAATACCTTTGCTCGCTGATGTGGTGGGTACGGACGTTATTATAAGTAACCATGACGAGGCTGCCTCAAATACGGGAGCAATGATCTATATAAATGTCGGCCAAGTAGCGGCACAATTTTACGATAACACTAACACAAAAAGATATTTATTAGGTAATACACATGGTGTCGGGGCAACGCCTCACGTAACTCTGACAACAAAAGATGGTGAACAAATACTGTACGAGAACGGAATAAAAGTAGCAGAATCTAGCCACACACTAGCAGCACCGACAGTACCGATAAGCATAGGAGTCAGGAAGGTAAGTGGTGTACCGGCAAGTCCGTCAACAAACGCTTTGTTCCTTCTCAAACAAATAGACCGTGTTCTCACTCCCGATGAAGTAAAAGCTATGGCGGAGGATGACCTTCGCATTATTAATGAAGGTGGTCTGATGACTGGTACAGGCACTGACGTTATTGCGGCTCACAGCAAGAAAGCAGACCTGACAGCGGCTTGTAACGGTACTGTCGTTGATATTCTCAAGGGTAATGCGGTTATTCGCTCTATCTCCCCTGGTATCGGAACCATTACGGCAGCATCATTCAACGATGACTGGTTGATGGTTTCTAGTGCTACAGGTATTTATACCGAGATGGTTGGGACGCCTTATGTACCAGTGATCGGTGGGAAGATTGCTAGTCGAACACTCTGGTTTGATGGTGACAGTTCAACGACTGATTTCTATTCAGACAAGAAGCCAGAACAAGTGTTTGAAGATGGCGCGTTACAACGCCCCGGTAGCACAGAAGATTATGTACTTACTCACAATGGTTTCCAGTGGATAACTCGCTTTGCGGTAGCTCCTGCTGCTGTGGATGTAGCTATTAAGGAGGTTGAATAATGATTGACTTGTTAACTGCAAAACAGCCTATGACAGAGCTTCAAATTCGTAAGCGTGCAGAGCGTATGATTAAACGTCCTCTCAAGAAAGGAGATGAAGCGGTACTGAACAGGCTCAAGTGGGCCAACGGTAAAGGGCGCTCTATGTCGCAAGAAGAGCAGGACTTAGAGTCTGCGTTTGAGTCTGTGGCTTATGGTGCGGAAACAGCGGCAGCTCAAGCAAGACAAGCTAACGCTTTGCTAGAGCAGTTATTGGCTTATGAGAAAGCCAAGCTGACTGTTAGTACCATTTACCCAAAGAGTCTTTATGTGGCGGTTAATGGTCGTCCTGAAACCCCTGTCTATGAGACAGTGACCGTAGTTGATGGTGAGGGTAACGAGACTCAAGAACAGCAAATAGTACGTTACCTACCTGAGCTAGAGCCAACAATATCCGCAACAGCCAAAGATGAAGAGGGTAATGTTATTCCTAATCCTGATTATCTGGATGCTGAGACCAAGATACAGGAAGCCAATGATTTGATTGATTCGATTGATGCTATGGATGCTAATGACCAAACACTACCTCTTTACTGGATTAACGCGAGGGCTAACGTGTGAACACAGTTGAAGAGTTGAATCGTGCCTTTCAGTACAGACTAGATGGCAATCTGGATCACTGGACAATACTAAAACCAGACAGCAACGGTATTGTGCGGGGTGATTGTGAAGATTACGCCCTTACTGTTTTATTCCTACTTTGTAATAAATCTATGTTTCGTTTCTGGATAGCGCTTATATTCGGCAACGCTAAAATACACTACGGCAAAGTAAATGGTCGAGGTCATGCAATCCTAGAATACCAAGGACGATACATCGACAACATTACCCGCAAATGGTGCGGTACAACAGGAATTTGTCGTTCTGGTTTCAAGTTTAAGCCTTGGCAATTTTTTTGGTTTCAGGTTGCAATCAAAATGTTGGTAGCTAAATTAGTCAGGCAGAAATAGTTTAAAAATTTATTTCTAAGTTCCCTACTCTAAAGACTCCTCACTACGGAGTCTTTTTTTTTATGGAACAACTATCTATCCGGGTAGAGATTCTTTTACCTAAAAAACTATTCAGTAAAGTCAGGTATCGGCTACTTCAATCAATAAATTTATGCGGGGTTACAGTACCTATTGGATTTGTCTCTGATGGCGCGTCCGTACCTCGATTACTTTGGTTTATCTTCCCTCCAGTGGGTAGGTACTTTCAAGCAGCAGTGGTACATGACTGGCTATTAGCTAATAACCACCCATGGATGAAAGCCAATAAATTATTTCTACAAGCACTTAAAGAGCAAGGTATTCCCTGGTGTGCAAGATACCCAATGTATGGTGCTACGGTACTTTGGAAAGGGCTGGTAACAGGTTATCGCAGCATTAAGAAACGTATAGAGGAGCTACAGGGCTAATTAAAGCCCTGTAGAGGTGGTGGGAGGCGAAAGCCTTAATGGTAAGAACTTAAAGTATATAGAGGTGAGTATGGGAATTTTGTCTAAAATATTCGGTGCAGAAGAAGTGGTAAAGGATACAGTTAACGCTGTATCCAAAGGGGCTGATAAGCTCTGGTTTACAGATGAAGAGAAGTCAGATGCTGCTTTAAAGTTTCTTAAAGCCTACGAACCGTTCAAACTAACGCAGAGGTATCTGTCGTTAATCTTAGTGGCTTCATTCTGTATTCTTACCTTCATTGGTTGCGGTATGTTAGTTTGGATAGGTAGCATTGATCCTACGGTTGCAGGAGCTACTGAGTTAATCCAGTACCGAATGACCGTATTAGATAAGTACATTAACTTGGTGGGCGGGGACTTGGGAAGTATCGTACTTCTAATTGGTTTTCTCTACTTTGGTGGAGGCGCAGCAGAAGGCGTTATACAAAAGGTAAGGGATAGAATCTAAATATCTAATTCTGGCTTATCTTTTATGAGTACAGCCGTTGGGCTGTACTTATAGCCTTCTTGTTTCCTAAATTTGACATAAGGCTTCATAGTACCGTCATGTATTTCATCCTTTGAACCTTCTCTTACGCTTGATAATAACCATCATAATTCCGTCTTTAGCATAAGCCATAGACTCTATTTCAAGATGATAGTCATGTCGCCATTGATTCAACTTCTTCTGTAGATCAGATTTAGTTAACGCTTCAACAACGTAATCAATTTCGTCTTCCATTAGTAAAGTCTCTTGGTTTAGGAATAAAAAAAAAAAGCGCAGAGCCTGCATGACGGAGGAGGGATGCAGGATGCGCTTTACACTGTTGTAGGAGGACAGTGATTAGGGTGAGGGGTTTTACCCCCTCTCTAGGATTGCTGGATCAACTAACTTAACGAGGCAGTATTATTGAACAACCCTAGATTTAAACGGTAAACCTACGCCTTCAAAGACGTTAGTTATCAAGTATCTTTCTGCTATATCTACCAGAGCTACGATTTCAGTAACTGAAGACTACCTTAATATAAACACTCAATATATATATACAGTCAACCCTATATACTTACTGTCCTGTACAGTTCTATACCGTGGGCATAAGGGGAGCCTAGCTCTTCCATATCTCCGTAGTCTTCGCCTAATCTAATAAATCCCCAATGCTTTGAATTTATACCTTCTAAGATTTCCATAATTCTACGTATTTCAGGAAAATCCTCATACCACTTAACCCAGTCATATTTAAACAGGTAAGTAGTGTAGGACTCCTTTTTCTCATCAGCATCTGCTAATAAGTTTAATAACTCTTCTGTTGCATAATCTTTAATAATAGCTATAGCTACTTCACTTCTATAACCCATAATGTTTCTCCTATTTCAACTTAGTGGACGTTCAAGTTTTTAACCTAAGTATCTATCTCCCGCTGCAATAGTTATTTTATATAAATAGATTAGTTAAGCAGAAACTACTCTTTTAATTTGTAAAGTCCGTAAGTATCTTCCGGCATTAAGTACCCTTTTTTTACTAAAGCATTTGCTACAGATAAGAATTCTTCTTTTAGAATACCTATTCTGTTTCTTGTAGCTGCTGCTGCAGTAAAAGCGGCCAAGAGTTCTAATTCTTTTTCCGATAAGGGTTCTTTTACCATTTTCGAAGGTCTCTCTCTTTAGTCTTGTTGTATTCTGCACACTCCCGGATTGCGTACAAAGTGTATGTTATAAATGCAGCAGTAAATAGCAGGTCTAGGAAATGTACAAAACTTTCTCCAAAGATTAAATTTTCTACAACACACTCAAACAAGTTAAATACAAATATAAGTAAAAGTATGGTGGCTACTGTAATTGCTGGATTCCCGTCTGATGCTTCCACCAAGATACGCGCACTTTTTTTTACGTAGTTAATACAGTTCATGTAGTTCATAATTTGTATTCCCCATACATAAGGTTAGTTAATTTGCTTCTTTCTTAGCAGCTTCATAACCAGCTAAATAAGATTGCCAAGCCAATTCAGTTTCATACTTACGGTACATTCCTGGGA